GACTCAAAATAATCTTTTATAACTTTATTATTCCATCTATGTTTCATCAATGCCCTTTGTATTAATTCTGGACATGATATAATAGTTTTGTCTGAAAGATTGGTATACAACCATTGATATGTAGCATTTGGTACTTGTTCTACTTCAAGTATTTTTTTTATAGTTATCATTACGATATTCCTTATAGTTTAAAGGTCTTATGACCATTGTTACTTTAAGTATATCATAAAATACGGCTTTTGTCAAGCTTTATTTTGGTATGTAAAATGAGAACAAAACGAGAACATTGTAGGGTGGCCCGAAGGCCACCCCATATTGAGAAAGTTAAGAGAGAGATAGTTTTAAGAATCATCCTCAGCGAGTTTACTAAAGTATGAGAGGTCGCCGCCTTCAGACGTTTCTTCTTTCTCTACCGATGTGTTTGACATTGGTACGTCATTGCTGACGGGTGGGAGGTCAATGTCTTCAACACTTTCGGTACTTCTTGTTCCAGTAAGTGTCTTATTCAGTTTCTCTTTGAGTTCATCATAAGATTTAAAATTACTTGGATCAATGAAGGGTTTTAGAGCATATTGAGATTTCCATATTTTGTCAATCTCCTCATCAGTAGGTTTTACTCTACTTGGTTGCTCAAATTCAGATTTATCATAATTCCAATAACCATCAACTTTTCTGATTTTTAGTTTAAAGTTTGCACCTTCCCAAAAATCAAATGGGTTAACAGCCTTTTCATCTTCAAACGCTGGGTTCATTGCTTCTGTAATCTTATCAAATATTTTTTTACCAAATTTGAATAGAAAAACTTTACCTTCGTTTTCTGGATGTTTTGGATCGCTTACCATTAAAATGTTAGAATAATAAGATAATTTTCTCTTACGCTTTCTAGCAATTTCTTTGTCAGCTTCTATACCTGTATTCCATAATCTAGTATTTTCTTCGGACACAGGATCTTTTTTGTTTAATGTAGTTAAAGAATTTTCAATATACCATTGACCACCTGGTCCTTGAAATGCATGATTCCAAACTCTTTGCCATGGCATATCTTCACCTTCTACTGCTGGTAAAAATCTGAATACAGCATAACCATTACCTGATTTATCAAGTTCTGGTTTCCATAACCTATCGTCTTGGTACTTGTTTTTCTTTTCTGGTTGTTCGATTGTGTTTTCTAACTGTTTAGTTAGTGTGTCAAAGTTTGACTTTGACTTTTTTAGGGCTTCTAATGCACTTGACATTGTATGTATCTCCTTGTATATATTGTTGTACGTATTTGTATTAATGTAAGTATAGTATTATTTATACTTTTTTTTCTTATCATTAATAACTTTTTTTACCTTTTCTATGAAGGTAGAAAAACTGTCTAAAATTTTATATAATATTTCATCAAACATAATCTTATTATATCATTATTTGTTAATATTGTCAAGCATCTGATTAAGTGTCATATATCGCAATCTACCGTCATCTTGCCACTTTTTCCATTCTTTAACTTTAGTATTCGTAGGTGAAGTGTCTATACCTTTATTCACTTTTATAAACTTGATATTGGGGTACCAGTCCATTAATGTGTACCATTGATTTACCCAATTTACATGTGGTGTTGGTCCATTTTCAGGAATTACATAATGTTTAGTGCCCTTGTATAAGTTGTTTACCGTCTGTGTATCTGATACTAAATCGTGGCCAATTAAATATATTTCATCAGGTTGTTCTTTTTTAATAGAAATATAAGCACTTGAAGCGCCACATGCCCAACCATGATCTATGTACTTTTCCCATATATCTTTTATGTCATGTGATTTATCGCCTGACTTAATCCATGACACGTTTATTTGTGAATTTTTTATTTTCTTTTGTATAATTTCTTTTGAAGCAAGTTTGTGTGATTTCTTTGTTGACTTAACTATATTGACCATACCAGATAAAGTTGTGCCGTGAACAACAAACTCTTTTGATATTCCTCGTTCATTCATTTTTATAACATCATAATCTTTAAGTTCTTCTAGGTCTTGTTTTTTTACAAATCCTTCAACTACACTGTCATACATTTCAGCAGGTATTTTTGTCCAGTTTCTAAAATAACATTCTTTCTTAACAGCATAACCTGAATGATATATTTCGTGTATAATACCATTATCTACAGCAGTAAGCACATCAATAAGTTCTGGATAATCTCTATAGATTGCATTACATCCATAAATTGATCCATGACCTTTTAATAAATTTAAATCAAAATCTTTTCTACTCTCACCGTTACCGATACAAAATACTTTTTTCATATTATTTAATTCTATTTTTTAACCAATCTTTTAAATTTATTTTGGGATTGTATCCTAAAATGTTTTTTGCTTTATCTATTGAAGCTAAAGTCGCTCTCGCCTCACCTTTTCTAGCTGCTATATTTGTAGTAGTGTGATTATACATTTCTGCAACTTCATTTATTGTGTAAGATTGATTTCTACCAATGTTAAATACAGTACCAAAATGTTTTTCATCTAGTTCTTTTGTAGCAGCCAATATGTTTGCCTGCACAGCATCATCAACATTTGTAAAATCTCTGGATTGATTACCATCACCAACAATTGTCAATGGAGTGTTTTCACTTTTCTGTTTTTCAAATATGCCAATAACAGTTCCATATTGACCTTTAATTGGTTGTCTATCTCCATAAATATTAAAGTATCTAAAAATAATTGTCTCTAGTTTAAATAGATCACTATACATCTTACATAACTTTTCTCCTGTAATTTTAGATACAGAATATGGATTTAAACAATCATCTTGTTGACTTTCAATATTAGGAGTTTGATTTAAACCATAACCTGATGATGTTGATGAATATATCAATCTTTTTACACCCATTTCTCGAGCTGCCTGCAATACGGATCATGTTCCCATAACATTTGCATAAACAGACTTTAAAGGATTGATAATTGAAGGTTGTATTCTTGCTTCTGCAGCTAAATGAAATACTACGTCCACATCTTTGAAATATGGTTTTATCTTTTCAAAATCTGTTACATCTAAATTTAAATTTTCTGCTTCCTTATTGTAATAAAATTTGTCAGCTGAATTTGATGATTCATTATCTATTACAGTTACCTTACAATTGTTATGTATTAACTTGTCAACTAAATGTGATCCAATAAAACCTGCTCCACCTGTTACTAATACTTTTTTCATTTAATTTAAAAATATCCTATCATTTTTTTTTCTTTATATGTTGATAATCTATGTATTGTGAACACCATTCATAAAAACTATCATTATTGGCAGGCCAACATAGAGCAAACACTTTATCTTTTCTATGTTGTCTGTATTCTTGTCTCACTTCTTCTTCGGTTAGTTTATGTTCTTCACTCATACAAATATTTCTTTCATAATAAATTTACATTTTGTTAGGTTAAAATTTACAAATGGTTTTAACTTGGTAATCTTAAATGACTTTTCAGGCCATATAACAGTTTCGGCAATTTCTTTATTCCAATTATTAACAAACGACAGTATTTTATCCAAAATGATGATTGTTTGTACTGAAATTTGTCCTGAAAGAAATAACCGTAACAATTTCGGATGTTGTCCGTTAGGTACAGAAAAAATATCGTCAAAAGAAATATTGTTGCTAGTGATAATATTATTAAGTGATACACAATCGGTTCTAAAATTGTAAGTGAAAGCTTGATTAAATTTTTTCCATTTTGCATAATTAGCTTCACCTTCTGCCCTAACCAAATTACCAATCCATGTTTTAGAATTGTTGAAAAAATTGCATACATAATATTCGATTAATTCCTCTTTACTGTATTTAGTAGTTAATTTATAAAAGAAAAATCTATCATTACGATTTAAAAAACTGTTAAAGCTTGAATTCACTTTAGCATTGTGTTTAAAAAAGTCATAACTTTTACTTGTGAAATGAAGTTTGACAGCAAGATATGATTTATATGCTTCATAACTATTATTATCACTCATTAAATCGGTAATACTCCTGTGCTAGACCTTTCAATCAAATTTAATTTCTCTGCTTCTAATTTTATTTTTTCTTTTAGTGATTTATTAATAAGAGAACCTACAGATGACATATCAATCTCATGCTCTTCGCAATAATTAATAACAGCCTCTATATATGATATTTTTTTTGATTTAACCAGATTCTCTATAATTAAAGCAAACTTTTTACTATTCATTAACATACTTCTATTATATCAGTTATTATTAAAAATGTCAAGCCTGTTTATGTTACTCGGTACAGGCAAACCGTTAGCAGTATTAAGCTGCGATTGCTAAATTGTTAGCATTTATAAGTTTGACATTACGTTGTCAGCGACTAAACTCCAGTAAGTTTTAACTATATGTCGAACCTATTTCCACCCCCTAAATTTCATTGTTTAAATGGTGGAGTGGTTGGGTATCGCACCCAAGTCCATATTAGGTATTATCTTACCTTCAACGTTTAATTTTTTTTATATTTTTCTAAATCTGTTATTAAATCAAATGTATGATATAATATACAAGATTCAGTGCCGTTAGGTATTGATAAAACACTGATTGATTCTGTCCTATCTTTATTTACCATATAGGTCATCATATAAACAGGTTCTCCATCCTTCGTCATACGAGTTCTACCCAATGATAAATGTTCTGGTTCAAACTCAAAATGTTTTATGTAAGTCTCAACCTTATCAGGTGTACCACATAAAGCAGGTAACTGTTGCATATAAAGTTCATTCTCCTCTAGAGCCTTATCGTGGTCTGCGGATGCTATACTTACAAACAGTATCGATAAAATTGTTATTAATAGTTTTTTCATAGTTGACCTTTTGGTCTAACTATTTATACTATTTCTATCAAAAAAGTCTTTGGTATGTTTATAAAACAACTCTTGGTGTTCCTTTAACTTATCCTCACCATGTATCCACTCTTGTACAAAGCCATCTTCACATGTAGCTAATACAACAGTTTGTTCTATTTTTTTATCTGGATATATTTCTTCAAACATTTTTGCATAAGCAGAACATTGTAAAAAATTAGCATAGTTATAATTGGCGTCTCGTTTTTTTGTTGAGGTCTTAAAATCAATCACAGATAGTTTACCTCTATATTCAGCGATACAATCAACCTGACCTGCAACATTGATTTCTTTTGAATATAGATATTCTTCTATACAGTGTATATTATCTATTCTAGCAAGATAAGGTTTAATAATTCTGAACAAACCTAAGGGTGTAACAGCAGTAATACCAACTGATTTACTATCTTCATTTTTCAAATGATTTTCAATTAAAGTGTGAGTTGTTTTTCCTCTGTTTATAGCAGTTGTAGAAATATAGTTAGCCATTTTCTCACCAACTGCATTTCGCCACGCTTGTATACCTACTTGCTTTTCTGGTATTTGTCCTAAAATTGATGTTACGGAAGGCATATTAACACCATCAATAGTATAATATCTTATACCATCTTGGTTCTTACCTTTCACACCTAAACTTTTAGGTAATTTTTCTTCACTCAATTTTACATAATTAAACGTCATAATATGCCTTCCTGTAATTTATATACTTATTATATCACAATTTATTGTGATTGTCAAGCCTATGATGATCTGTAATTCATCATATGATCATTGATTAATTCGGGACTTTCTCGTAATTTTTCCCGTTTTTCCCTTCAACTAGGATCATAAGACTCATAACAGGTCTTATTATTTTCATTTTTATATGCTCTTAATATCTGTTTACGATTTTCACCATCTGATCTATATGAACAGTGAACCCACCCACTGTTGGGTTCATCAACATTGTGAAACTCCAGTATCATCTGATCAAATTGACAATTTTCACTAATCCACTTTACTAATTCACTGTTTGATATTCCATGAATTTCAAAATCAGCAGCTTGCCCCTTAGCATGTTGTGATGTTTTAGATGATCCTATCGCTTCGCATAAATCTGGACTTCTATATCCACTTGATACTGACACCACCTTTGCAAAGTGATCTCTTACTTTTTGTAATACGTTTTCACATAACTCTTTTAAGTTATTCATATGGTCTTCACTAGGATTGTTGTTGATACCTTTACGAGTGGCTGTTTGACTTTTTGTCATCTCGTTTAAACTAAAATTATTGCTTAGTTTCATTTTTTTCCTCTTGTTAATTGTAATAATTTATCCATCTGTGCCTTGATAATTGGTGCTCTATTTGGCCAATGTATGTACGGTTCATTGGATTTTGAAAGATTAAATAAAAAAGGTAATACTATCTTTTCAATTTTTTTAAATCTTTATG